TCTTTCCACGCGTAAAGAAAACTGGGGTAGATTTTACAGGCACAGTTTCGGGCTTATTGATGATTCCTCCTCTTCCTTTTGGGCTAATTTATTTGTTATTAGGACTAATTAAATTCGGGGACGATGATGCCGAGGATGTAAGTGACGCGCCACCCACAGATCCCGAGGGTTGTGCTACCATACCAGAGGTAATCGATATACCGGCCCCCGCGGACGAGGAGTAGTGAGACATGAGTTCAGGATTATCGGTTGCGTTGCCATTGACATTAAGTCCAGTTTTTGGGCCCTACGCTCTAAATATTACGTTTTATGAGCTAGCCAAACAAAATCTAAAAATGTTAATATTGACAGCCCCGGGCGAAAAGATGATGGACCCAAGCTTTGGGGTGGGGTTAAAAACTTATCTTTTTGAAATGAATAATGAAACTACATATAGCGCAATAAGAGAGAAAATTGGCCAACAGGTTAAGATTTATTTGCCTTATATTAAAATTACCAACATCCAGTTTGGGGTACCCGAGAACAACCCCGACTTCTATCCCCACGACTTATCCATGACCGTTTCCTTTACAATAGTGCCCCTACAAATCGTGGCGAGTCTTGAACTTACGGTGGGTGTGGCCTAAATAAACGAGGGTTTCAAAATGAGCACCAAAAAACTACAACCAATTGATTATACGAGTCGCGATTTTGCATCTATTCGCAAAGACCTGGAGAATTACGCTAAAAGGTATTACCCTAATACATATCAGGATTTTAATGAAGCATCTTTTGGGTCCTTAATGTTGGATACAGTAGCCTATGTGGGGGACATTTTATCTTTTTACCTAGATTATCAGACAAACGAAAGCTTTCTAGACACGGCTATTGAATATAATAATGTGGTTAGACTTGCAAGACAGATGGGATTTAAAATTAATAGTAGCCCCTCTGCATATGGTTTACTTACTTTTTATATAGAGATCCCCTCCGAAGTCGGCGGCGGCGGCGTCGATTTAACCTACGCCCCGCGGCTTCAGCAGGGTTCCACCTTTTCCTCTACGGGGGGAGGGACGTATACGTTGACAGAAGATGTAGATTTTGCACAGACAAGTAATCAAGTTGTAGCTGGTAAAATAGATTCTACGACGGGTTCGCCTAGCAGCTATATAATTCGTTCCCAAGGGACGGCAGTTTCAGGCCGCGTTGCTTATCAAGAAAGCACCGTTGGTGACTTTCAGCGCTTTTTGCGAGTTCGTCTTGAGACTTCTAATGTAGCTGAAATATTAACTGTGACTGATTCAGAAGGTCATGAATATTATGAGGTTGATAATCTTTCCCAAAATACCATTTACAAAGCTGTTCCTAATTCAAACACAGCGACAAACAATACGGTTAAGAACCTTTTGAAAGCTGTTCCCGTCGCGCGCCGCTTCACCCTGGAGCGCACCCCCGAGGGCAATGCCTATATCCAATTTGGGTATGGGTCTAGCTCGGAGTTGTTATCTGAATCAGTTATAGATCCTTCCAACTTGGTGCTTGAGTTGAACGGAAGAAACTACGTTACTGATATAAATTTTGATCCTACAAAGTTGATAACCACGGATAAGTTTGGTATTGCGCCGTCAAATACTACTCTGAGAATTGGTTATAGAGTTAATTTAAGAGAGGATGTAAATACTGCCGCTCGTACGGTTACCATTCTCAACAAGCCTCGCTTTAGATTTGCTAACCAGGGCGCTCTTATCTCTTCAAAGCGAAGCGCCGTGATGTCGTCTGTGGAAGTATCAAATGACGAGCCCTTTCTCGGGGATGTTTCGCTCCCAACGTCTGATGAAGTTAAACAACGCGTGTTTGGTTATTTTGCCACTCAAAACCGAGCCGTAACAGCGCAAGATTATCAGGCCATTTGTTATGGGATGCCTGTCAAATATGGGGCAATCAAACGCGCCGCCGTTATAAGAGATTTTAACGATCTCAAGAGAAATTTAAATATTTATGTGGTTGCTGAGAATACTAGTGGAAAATTAACAGTCCCCAACGTTACCATAAAGAATAATTTAAAAAATTGGTTATTACAGTATAAAATTATGAACGATACTGTAGATATCCTCGATGGCCTTATCGTTAATTTTGGCATCAAGTATATGGTAGCATTGGATACAAGTGCAAACAGGTATACGGTTCTCTCTAAAGCGACCGAAGCTCTGCGCATCTACCTTCTTAGAAATCAATACGATATCGGAGAGTCTATCATGATAAGTGATTTTTATAAAGTACTTCAGAAAGTGGATGGTATTATAGATGTGATAGACTTGTCGATAAATCAACGCTACGGTGCTGCCTATTCGCAAGTTAGTTATGATTTTAGGAAAGCTATGACGCCTGACGGTCGCTACATTTTGGCAGAAAAAAATATGATTTTCGAACTCAAGTTTGCTAATGTTGATATTCAAGGATCCGTTAGATAATGGCGATTGCACGCTATACCGCTAGCGCCGATACTACCATCGTCAACGCGTTCGAAGCAAATCTGATCACGCGCGGATCGGGGTCTAATATGGGATATGCCGATTCGTTAGAGGTTTTTTCCATTTATGGACAAGAATCTGGATCGGCCGGCCAGACACAAGAATTATCACGCGTCCTTGTTGATTTTCCGATTGCCCAAATTTCTGCCGATAGAACCGCCGGTACAATTCCCGCAAGCGGAAGCGTCTCATTTTATTTGAAACTGTTTAATGCTAAGACTCCATTTACGTTGCCCCAAGGATTTACATTAATGGTGACGCCCGTTTCCCGATCTTGGGTTGAAGGAACGGGTCTTGATATGGATAATTATAAAGATTTAGGATTTGCCAATTGGATGAAATCTGATAGTTCAACTTCTTGGACGACTGCCGGCGGAGATTATCGTACGGTTAACAACTATAAAGTTGTATTCCCACAAGGTTATGAAAATGTTGAACTTAATGTTAGCAACTTGGTCGAGAGATGGATTGCCGGGACCTATACAAATTATGGCTTTGGTATTCACTTAACAGCTAGCGAAGAAGCCTATATGAAATATACGGGCTCCAACGGCATTCTCCAGAATTTAGTGGGCGCTGCACAATCTTTTTATACGAAGCGCTTTTTTTCTCGTTCTACAGAGTTCTTTTTTAAGCGTCCCCTTATAGAAGCTCGTTGGGACTCTCGGGTCTTAGATAATAGAGAAAATTGCTTTTATTCTAGTTCGTTAGCTCCTGCAGCTGATAATCTTAATAGATTATATTTATATAATTATATTCGCGGTCGCCTCGTTAATATTCCGAAAGTTAGTACTGGAAATATTCGTGTTTCTTTTTATTCGGGCTCTGCTACTACACCCACGGGTGCAAAAATTCTACTGCCCATAGGTGGTGATGTAGTCGCGAATAATGATGTTAATGCAACAGGGAGCTACACTAGCCGAGGGTTGTATTATGTAGATGTAGCACTCACGGCTGCCGCCACACCGTTGCAAAAAATATATGATGTGTGGCATAGTGGTACCGTTCTCTATTATACCGGTTCTTTCTTTCCTGAACTAATGCCCACCTACGCGTCTGCGCCTACCTTTACAAGGGTCACTAGTTGCAAAAATCTTAAAAAAGCCTATTCTAGAAAAGATAAAACACGCTTTAGATTTTTTGTAAGGAATAAAGATTGGAATCCTACCTTATATACGGTTTCTACCGCCGTCAATCCTACTGAAGTAATCCAAAGTGCTTCTTATAACATTCGGCGCGTGACCGATGGCTGGAATGCTATTCCATACGGCACTGGCTCACAATACAGCACTTATTTATCCTACGATAAAGAGGGAAATTATTTTGACTTTGACATGTCGCTATTAGAAGGAGGCTACATGTATGAGATGAAATTATCTTATTATAATGATAGTATAGGCGACTGGCAAGAGCAACCACAGGCGTTTAAATTTCGAGTTAAAGAATAATTAGAATGATATGAGTATTAAGAAATATTTTGAGATTGCATCAGATGTTAAATCTTTAGCCGGCATAACAGCTAAAAAACTATCTTCTAATGTGGAATCCCCGGGATACCATGAACAAGATATTATTAAACAAGAGCGGTACATTCCGGATACCGATTTTGCGAAGCCCAAGAATTTTGCCCGCTATGGCCGTGCCTACGATTATTATACTCAAGCCATTAAGCGGATATATCAAACCTTTCCTTATGATGGATCACTTCAAGAAAGATTAGAGTGGGAAAATAATTCCACTTATATAGATCTTTATATATACGAGAACCGGTATCCGCGCACCAACGGATATGTTATTTTTTCTGCCGGCGGGTGGGGAACCCCCACGGCCCTTTCTCCTAATGGTTATGGCATCCCCGCCTCTTCAGATGACTATGAATATATTTATGTTGAAGGTGGTCCGAATCGTAATCCCAATGGGGTAACCCCGTTTGCCACCCAATTCAGCGGCTCAAATGTTTATGAACCGTCGAAGAATCGTGCCTCTAATCTGGCAATGAACATAGCCTCTCGGGGAGTCTCCTTAGAATTTTGGTTAAAGAAGGATGCATTTAATCGCGTTAACACCAAAAAGGAAGTTATTTTTGATCTCTGGAATGGGGTAACACCGCCAGCCAGCAACTATGCGAGGCTCCGTTTGGAGTTAACTGCCTCTGGTCGCCGCGATGGGTTGCCTTCCGGCTCTCAACCTTTCTTGCTCACTCTGCTGTCTGGAAATACTGGGTTCTTTGAACAAACTATTGCAACGGCTGCAATCACTACTACTGGATCTGTGGCTGATGGTAATTGGCACCATTATGCCATCACACTAAAACAGGGGGACACTAACGTTAGGAGTCGCTTTTATGTGGACGGCCGTCTTAACAGGGATCAAGAGATATCCTCTAGCGGAATGGGGTCGTTAAATGACATATCAGGCCAAGATTTACGAGCCAATCTCGGCGCTCTTATTACCACTCCTCGCGTAGGGACCGCGGCCGCCGCCGCCGGAAAACTTTCCGCTTCCTTAGATGAATTCCGCTTTTGGAAGACACAAAGAACATCCCAGCAGATTGGACGATTTTGGTTTACACAGGTGGGCGGCGGTGTAAATACGGACCCCGAACCATTTATCCAAACAGAAATTAGTGCCAATCTTGGTTTGGGTGTCTATTTTAAATTTAATGAAGGAATTAGTACGACTGCTTCTTTGGACAGTACGGTTTTAGATTATTCAGGTAGATTCTCCAATGGCGCGTGGACTGGTTATACCGTCAACTCGAGAAATACGGGTTCCGCGATTGTACTTTCTAAGGCGGCCATAAAGGAGTATAAAGATCCAATTATTTATGAATCTCACGCCAGCGTTAAGGCACTTTTGGCCGAATTGCAATTTAGTGGGTCCGCATATGATGTCAATAATAATGCTGCTATCTATAATTCGATGCCTTCATGGATTATTGACGAGGACAACGACGGCGATGGTGAGTTAAAGAAACTTACCCAAATAATGGCTAGCTATTTTGATACTTTGCACCTGCAAATTAAAGATTTAAGCAGCCTACAGGACGTTGTTTATGTTAGCGGAAGCGAACAACCCACTCCCTTTGCGGAAAGGTTGTTGAGCGCACATGGATTTGTGGCCCCCGAAATTTTTATTGATGCAGGTATTTTGGAGACTCTCGCGAGCAGAAATGAAACTCAGGTCTTTGAAAAGCGCATCGAAGAGATTAAAAATATTATCTACACCAACATCTATAATAATTTGGTTTATATATACAAATCTAAAGGAACCGAAAAGGCCTTTCGGAGCCTCATCCGCTGTTTTGGTATCGATGATCAGCTTATTAAACTTAATATGTACGCAAATGATGTACAGTTTGAACTCCAAAGTGATCGACGCAATGTGGTGGTTGCCGAGCGCTTTGTAGACTTTAATACAGGAGATAATAAATATGGAGTTGTTTATAACTATACAGATGCCTCTAATGCCAATTCAGTAGGCTATATTACATCTAGCACGGGGCTTGCCAATGGCCACGCCATCACTTTAGAAGCTGAAATATTGTTTCCTCTCAAACGCGA